CCCACACATACTCTTCGACGCCAATTTCTCTTTGCCTAAGCTCAGTTAGATTAGCGTTTAGCTTTGCCGTCTGGTCTCTTGCTATTAACCTAGCTTTTCTTTCACTGATTCCAAAAGATTCTTTAATTTCCTTTTGAATTTCCGTAAAACGAGTACCGCTAGCTAATCCCCTCTCAACTATCCCAGAGACCCTTTCGAGCTCTTCTTGAGTCATTTTCGTAATCAGTTGGGCATTTTGCTTTGAAAATAACTTTAATTGGTCTTGTAACCACGGCTCATCCTGATATAGCGTAAGTCCAAATGCACTATTTTGAAGCTTATTGAATTGCGTATCATTAAACGCGGCTATCTGCAATCCAACACTCTCTGCCTCTCTTATAGTACTTTCCTCTTTATTTTGTATAGAGGAAGAAATAAAAAGAATTATTGAAGATAATCTATCTAAAAAATCGTCGCCCCTTTCACGTGGTGTCTTGAGCTGTGTTTCTACAATCATAGATGGGATTTCAGGAAGCAAATAAGTCTGAATTTGTGTTTTGAGTAGTGTGACGAGGCTTTTCAGTGATCTAAAATATTCTCTTTCAATTGAAGACGGAAATAACCAACGGGGAGGCTTTTTGGGCTTTCTTTTGATCTTGCCCTTTCTCGCATGGATCAAAGCTAGCTTCTTTTTGTCCATCAATATCCTGTACGTTGATAAGTGCCCCTTAACCCTGTTCCCATGTAATCCGGCCCCTCTGTGGGGGTTGTTTGGTATTTCTCTTCTTTTTCTTTTACTAATTCTTGTAGTTCTTCTGGGTGTTCTGATACCCTCTCACGTGCTTGTAGATCAATTTCGGTCTCCTTAGACCACTTATTTCCACCAAAACGGCTTACAGCTACTTCTGAGGGATCAAGTACCCCTCTGTCGATGTACATGCAATCAGTTTCTGCAATCGTTCGTCTAACAATAGCTTCCTGTTCTTCAGTATTCTGCCAAAGTGGCACGAACTGCACACTCCAGTTATCAGGCTCTTGCCCGAGAAATGGTCCATCTTTTGAGAGCATTATGTACCTGATAAGCTTCTCCAGGCATGGTCTGAGCTTATGTTCTTGCTCTTGCTTTACTGCATCGTAGAAATTACGGACTTCATTATCGCCAGTAGAATTAAGCCCGCTATAGCTGCGGCCGAATAGCAATGACACTGGTATTCGTGTGACAGCCGATAGGGCGAGCATGAATCTATCGAGGATTTCTGGAATCCCAGAAACATTAGTAGTTTGTTTTTCATAAACCTCGTTCTTATCTACTATTGCAGTGTTAAAAGTTCCCTTTGTCATGTTCAAAATATTAAGCCTTTTCAAAACGGTCTCGTCACCGCATTGTGAGGCCATAGTTTGAGCGAGATTGGGAATATAAAGAATAGAATTTACAAAGTCTTGGAAAATGGTAGCAGTAGCAGAAAATGCGCTTGAGTAATTTCGAAGCTCTTCGTAGATAGTTTGTAGAAGGGGATCACCCCAGCCCTGATTGAAGTTCTGCCAGCGAGGCGGCAAAATATTCCAGTCCATTCTCAAAACTCTCGAATAGTGGACATAGAAAACCGCTCCAGTTCTGTTATCGTTGACTGTGTAGACATTCGGGTAGCCATAATTCGGGCTATTAAGATCTGATTCAAAAGTACCATCTCGGCTATACGCTTGATAGCGATCAAACACTCTAAGCCACTGAATATCTCGTAGGGCATCCTCATCTACAGGCTGGTCTAAGGGCAGTCCATCAGCCACACCCATAATGCATATTGCGCCGCCAAATAATCTTGCCCACTTGCAGAGATTAATCATCGCTTCAGTTGTGCGCAGTTCTTCCAGCTTGCCGATTATTTTACCGTCTGCATCCCCTTCAACTTCCCAGCCCTGCCTCATCATCTCATTAGCGAAAAGATCAATAATAAGCCTTGCAACACCGTCTGAGCGGTAAAGTTGATCGAGTTCAGCTCGGTTAAAGATCTTACTGATTCTGTAGCAGCCGGCTTCTTTTTTGTCTCTGCCGCAAATACCCTGACCAGTCAAGACGTTTTGCCATCCGTCATATCGTGGTAATGAATCGTTATTTATCGCTTTGACTCTATCTATTAGACTTTTTTGGAATTGAACGTATGATTGATCTTGATCTTGATCTATATTCATTATTTTACCTTGTTAGAGCCATAATGTCGTATGAACTCTCAGTATGCATCAAAAAAGCCCCTGACAATGCATCTACAATATCATCATGAGCACCTTGCGGGAAATTTTCTAGTTCCCTGAAAAATGCTTCATTCCAATGCCCTTTCAAGATTTTGACATTTCCAGCTTCACATTGGGCACTTACTGGAGATGCACGCGTAATTTTGTCTCTAGTTACTTTATAGGGCATAGCTACAAAACCTGCAAGCATTCGTATTAAGAGGTCTATTTCCGCAACCCCAGCCTGTCCAGGATCATGTTCCAAGCCAATTCTGCAATCAAAGCCATCTTGTAGAGCCATGTTTTTAATTGCAGTTTGCACTTGCAAAGGAGATTCTTGAATCCTGACCATATCTGTAACATAAAAAAATCCCTTATCATCTTTACCCATTTTAATCCCAACCGTGTAGTCTGGATCATTGGTATCTGTTTTTTTTGTAGCTGCCCTATCCCAGTATCTAACATAAGACATATTTCTTGGAACAGCAATAACAGTTTCTATAGTATTTCGTTGAAAATATAATCCTGCGGTCGGTCGGATGTTCCAGTTTCCGTAAAGCAATTGCTCTCGCTCATATGTCGGTAGAGCTCTTAAATTGGCTAAATAACTTGGGTTCACATCAAGCAAAATCTGGTTATCAAATACACTAGAGGCAATAAAAGAGAATGATTTTGGAAGAGAGCCAGGATATTTAGTTGATAACTCTTCCTTTGAATCAGCCCATATCGTCTCATCGCCTATAACTATAAACCATCTGATTTTTGCGGATCGTTCAGGAATTGCGTAGCCAGTTACTGGATCAATATACCAATCTATAAATCGCCTTACCCAGGAGTCCGGATCGGGGTTAGTCGTTGCTCGAATATATGGCTTCACACCGCAAGTAGAGCGGTTTCTAGAGAGCATATAGACGAAATGCCCCCAAGTAAAGTGAGTTAACTCATCGAAACCAATTAGGCAAATTTGTGATCCCTGCCATGAATATTTGTCACTTTCTTGATCTAAGTGGGAAAACTTTATTTTTGCTCCACAAGGAAAAGACCATTCTAACAATGTTTTAAGCGGTACGCCATCCAATCCATAAAATAGCTTTTCTGACTCGTCCCATAGTCCGCCAGGGTTTCGAACCTGTTTAGATTCGTTTCTAAATATGACAGCGTTGAAATTTGGCGTGCAATGGTGCCTAAGGACTTCTAAGAGCAAAGCATAGGTCTTGCCACCTCCTGCTGCTCCCCCGTAGAACACAATATCAGCAGGGCACGAGAGAAATTTATATTGCGGGCCCGCTTGTGCTTTCAGTCTCGGTCTCTCGCAAGACGGGGTAACTGTGTTCATTATCAGGTAATTCAACTAATGGTTTAATAATTTCTAAAGTCTTTATATCAGCGTTAATTTGCTGTTTTAGTTCTGCTTTATGCACTTGCCCTAAATGATGAGCAGCAAAATGCAAAGTTAGTTGAGTATTTCCTTTTAACATTCCTTGGAATTGTTTAATCATTCCAATTGCTTTACCATGTTCTTTCTTACTCTGTGAATAAGCAGAGAAAGTCATCCCTTTTTCAATTTCGCATCTAATATATAAAGTATCAGGGTGAACACCGATAGCAGAAGCTATCCAAGTTCCAGGAACTTGCGCAAGTAAATATTTATCGACTTCTTCCCAGTCAATATTTTTTTGAGGTCTGTGTCGAGCACGGGGATTAGGTTTTTTTGCTCTCGGCATTTTCAAACTCGGTTATTTCAATCAATTTCTTTACCGCAATGAGGGCAAGTTTTAATATTTTCAGATTCGTTTATTGGGTCAACAATTGGGTCATCATCTATCTCAATACCTAATTCTTTATCGCAGAAACCCCATTCTTTAAGGTCATCTAATTCGAACTCATTAGCGAGCATATCGAAGTCGAACTCTCCTTGAGCCTTATTGAGCATAATGCAAAGCTTGGAATGCTCACGCTCTGTAAGCTTTCTATCAGGCATCCAACAATCTACATGGGTTTCGCCTTGTTCAGACAGTATGTGCAGCCTCTGATGGCCGCCAATCAGAATCATATCAGTATTAAGTACAAGCTTTTCTATAAGACCAAATTCATCAATAGATTTCTTGATGTTCTTTTTGGCTTTTTCAGTAAGCCAACGTGGATTTTTAGAAAATTCTTTAATATCAGCAATTCTGACGTTCTTCAATTGCCAATTGATTTTTGCCATTGCTCTCCTGACATCTGGAAATGGAATACATATTGATTTCTTTATTAAGCTTAATCATATCTCTACTAAACTGATCGAACTGCATCAAATCAAAAACTACTGAGAAAATCGACTCGTCCCCTCTAGCAAAAACAACATT